TATTCGCCTCGGCGGTTGTCCGCTCGCCGGATGCGGTAAACAGCTTTGAGCTGGTGGTGCTCGCCGCGCCCGCAGAAGCCTACCTCCAAATCTTTGACGATGGCAGCGGGTTTGCCGGTCAATGGAGTGGAGGACCGATCTTGGCAACGGATGGCGTCAATCCTGACGAGGAGATCGTGACCAACGCTGGCGAAGAAATTTTGTCCACCCTCTTGCCCGACACGCTGACGTATCCGGCGGGCGAGACGATTGAGACAACGGACAAGGTGAGCATGGTGCAAGCGTTTAACCGCCTCTACCTGCTGCGCGAGGCCAGCACCAACAAGGAAGGCTGGCAATCCAAGGGTGTCACCAGCGGCGGCATCACGGTCTCTGGCACCACGGCCACGGTCAACCTCGCCGCGCATGGCTACAGCGCCAACATGCGCGTCCGCATCGAGGGAAGCACTGTCGCTGCCTTTGACGGCGTAGAATACGACATCGCCACGGCGGCCACGGATTCTTTCACAATTACGGTGCCAAGCGGCACAGCGCAGGACACAGCCACCACCGGCCGCACCGTTCGCCGAGTGAAGGCGCCTCTCTACTGGGATCTCGACCCTGCAACCGACTTTGTCCGCAGCCCCGCCGGTGTGCCATCAGCGGGTTCCACCTACAAGTCACTGTCCTCAGTGCCGTGGGCGGTCTACGTCAACAATCGCTTGGTGGTGCCCAGCGGCCGCGACGGTGTGCTGCTCTCGGACTGGCTGGACCCCGAAGTCTATGACTCTTTCTTCCAATCCTTCCGCGCCAACCAAGGCAGCAACGACTACTTGGTCGCCGTGCAGCCGTGGGTCGAAGGCAAGTTCTTGGTTTTTATGCGCAAGTCGATCTGGCTGGCGACCGTCAACCAGTTTGCCTCTACGGACGGAAGCGGCGTTGCCATCGACACCCCGCTATCCAAGCTGGAGCTGCTGACCGACGAGGTTGGCTGCTTGGCCCGAAAGACCATTGCCGTGGCAGGGCAGTATGTTTTCTTCCTAAGTGACGCTGGAGTTTATCGCCTCGACGCCCGCCTCGATCTGCAACTGCGAGGCGACACCAAGCCTCTCAGCGACCCGATTGCCGACCAGTTTGAGCAGTTAGATCCTGCCGCCTCCGAGAACGCTGTCGGCGTCTGGCACGACAACCGCTACTTGCTCTCCGTTCCGCAGACAGCGGGCACCAACCCTCGCGCTTGGCTGTTTATTTGGTCGGCGCTCAATGAGCAATGGGAGACCCGCGACGAATACGGATTCGGCATTGACGACCTCTTGATCGTCACCGCAGGCAGCCGTCGCCGCGTCATGGCAACCAGCCAAGCGGGCACCATTATGATGCTCAACGAGGAGCAGGCGGGCGACAACGCACCCAACCCATCCATCACCGGATATGTCGGCACCGTGTCTGGGCGCATTGTGACGCGCCGCTATGGCATGGAAAGCATGCACAACAAGCGGTTCCTGCGTTCGCTCTCAGATGTGGTCTTACCGGACACCGCCAGCATTACGGTCAAGGCACGCCTGACCAACCCCGATGCGGAGATTACGCTGGTGCCGGGGCAGACGAATCTTAGCGGGCTGTCCGAAGATTACACACTCAAGCAGCCGATCCGGCAAAAAGCGCATTACTGCGAACTGGAATTTCTAACCACGGCGAATCGCCCAGAGATCCGCAACGTCTCGATCGAAGCCGCAGGGCCGAGCCTGCCGCCGACTGAAACGCGGAACGCAGCTTAACAACTAAGGAGAACAATCATGGCAAACGTAACAGCAGGATATACATGGACGAGCGGCGAGACCGTCACGCCGACAAAACTTAATTCGGCCGCCGCACCAACTGTCGTTGTCGCAGATGGAGAAGTGACGACCGCAAAGATTGCAGACGGCAACGTCACCACGGCAAAGATCGCTGACGCCAACGTCACCAACGCCAAGCTCGCCACCGGCATTGACGCCAGCAAGCTCACGACCGGCACGCTGCCGATTGCGCGGATTGCGGATGCGGCTGTGACTCCGGCCAAGCTCTCACAGCCGCTCACGCTCGCCACTGCGCAAAACACAACTAGCGGCACCAGCATCGACTTCACGGGCATTCCGTCGTGGGTCAAACGGATTACGGTGATGTTGAGCAGTGTTAGCACTAACAGCACAAGTCCGTTTCTGTTTCAGATTGGAGACGCTGGTGGAATCGAAACGTCTGGGTATGAGAGCTACGGAGTTATTGTTCAAGCCTCGGCGACCCCATCTGGCACAAACTCGACATCAGGCATCGTTGTTGCGAACAACCTTGGTGCCGCAGACACTTATCGAGGGTCTGCCGTTTTTTCACTGGTTAGCGGGAACACTTGGGTTTGCACTGGGCAACTTGCGAGAGCCGGAACCGGATACCAGCTTCTAACATTCGCGGGTAGCAAAGCACTTTCCGACACGCTCGACCGCGTCCGCCTCACCACCGTCAACGGCACCGACACATTCGACGCCGGATCGGTCAACATCATGTATGAGGGCTAAGAATGCTGCCATGGCAAAAGGCAAAACAATGGTGGGACAACCACAGCACGCAAGATTTCTGGGAGCTTGTCGGCGAGCATCTGAGCAGCGGCTATGTGTGGAACTCACCGGAGTGCTTCATGCTGGCCAAAGCCTGCCGGTGGAACGCGGAGGAGCAAAACTTTGAACTCGGGGAGAGCAACTGCTGGTTCGTCACTTTGGCTGCTGGCACTGCTGGCGCAAACCCTGTGCGGGAGTGTCTGCGCGTGGCGCCGCATCCGCAGACCTATGTGGCTTGGTGCCGCAGGGGCAGCTTTGAGCTGCGAGTCTATTCGTGGGAACAACTAACTAAGAAAGTAGGAGGACAATAATATGGGTGGAGGAAGACCGTCAGCACCAGCGCCGCAACCAGTGCCAGCCGCACCGGCGCCGATTGATTACGATAAAATGGCCGCCGCGAGCATTCGCGTGGCCCAAGCGCAAACCCGCGAAGAAGAAGCGGCGATCAAGCGGCTATACCCTGAGTATATCCGCATGCAGTTTGGAACCGCCGACCAGCTCGCCGGTAAGCTCAACAACGAATACCTCCAGCGCACACGCGGCGTCATCGGTGAGGAACTGCAAGCGGCGTCCGCGCCTAATGCCATTGAGGCGCAGCTACAGCGGGATGCGGAGGCAGAACTCGCGCTCGGTCGCTCGCTCTCACCGGAGCAGCAGCGCGAAGCCTCGCAGTCGGCACGCGCGGCCTTTGCGGCTCGCGGCCTTGGCACCTCGATGGGCAGCAGCGCGGCTGAGATCCTTAATCGTGATGCCTATGGCCAGCAGCGTCTGGATGCGCGGCGTGGGTTTGCGGCTGGCGTGAACACAATGGATTTGGCCCGCCGCGAACGACGTGTCGGACTGGCTGGCGCCTACATGGACATGGACCCCTACCGTCAGGCTATCGGGCCAGCGTTTCAGCTTGGACTGGGCACACTGGGCAATACGACACAGCAGGTGAGCGGGATCTTTGGCAACTCGCTGCGCATGGGCGCTGGCGTCGAAACATTCAACACCAATATGGCCGCCAGCAACCGCAATGCCATCCTCAACAATAACGCCGCGATGCAGGCGGCGGCAATGCAGTCAGGGGCCATGGGGCAGTCGGGCATGATGGGGATGATGGGCGGAATCGGTGGCGGACTGCTCACCGGCGCCGGGTTGGCACTCTAATGATCGACCTTGTCACAGACACTTGCCGAAAGGCTGAGAACTGGTTGCGTCAATACCGCAATCCGGTGGTCTTGTGGTCTGGCGGCAAGGATTCGACGGCACTCTTGCATCTCCTCATTTATAAGGTTGGCGCGAAGCTGCCTTGCGTTCAGTGGCGCGAGCCTTGGATGCGGGAACGCTATGAGCTGAGTGACCAGCTTATCCGCGAGTGGGATCTGGATGTCTATGACTGGGCGCCCAGCCGCATCTCGCTGACTGACGGCACGGCACAGGATGGATCGCATCAGATTGACTTCCTTAAATACCAGCAGTGGGGCCAGCAGACAGCGTGCATGGTGGCGGTGGGAACGCAGGCGCCAGCCGAAGGCAAACCTTGGCGGTGCGGCATGGATGCGTTGCAGCGTCCGCTTGGCACCTTTGCTTGGCCGTGGGATGCCTGTTTCCATGGGCAAAAGTCGGCGGACGTTGACCCGATCAAGGGCCAGTTGCCGTTGGCTATGGATGTGCGCCGCACGCCGGATGCGCCCGACCAGCTTTTCCTCTTGCGCGATTGGAGCGATGAGGATGTGTGGAATTACTTAGAGGCAGAGGGTGTGCCGAATGACGACACGCGCTACGGCAAGGACAGCGATGGCCGCTGGCATCACCTCGCCGACCGTTCGCACAATGCGGATTACCTGCATGTCTGCACGGCTTGCATGAGCCGCAAGGCACCGGCCACGGTCTGGTGCCCGAAGGTGCAGGCCGAGGTGAACAATGTGTCCGCCTATCTGCCCTACGAGGATCACGCGATTCCCGAGCAGGGCTTTGCGCACAAGTCAGAAGATGTGGCCGGTCGCCCCATCGCAAGAATCACAGACGGCCGCGTGGCGGCTTAACAACGAAGGAGAACAAAACTATGTTTGCATACAGTCCAACAGTCAACGACCGCAGCGGCGAGATCACCGCAGCCGGCCAGATCGCATCAGCCAACGCGCAGGCCAATATGTATAACCAGCTTGGCAACAATATCGGCGGGGCCTTGGCTACTATCGGCGGAATCTATGGAGAATCCTCAAAGGAAAACAAAAACCAGAAGCGCACCTTTGAGGGAATGTATAACTTCCTCACCAGCAAGAACATGCTGTCACCGGAGCTTAACGCTACCGTTCAGGACTTTGTTCAGAAAAAGGACTTTGCCTCGGCCAACGCTTACATCGCCCCGTATCTGGCAGAGCTAGACTTTGGCCGCAAGTCGATGCTCGCCGGTCGCAGCGGGTTCTTTGATGGGGCGGGCAACTGGCAGATGGCGCTAAGGCCAGAAGCGGTAAACCCCCCGA